AACCACTGTGCATTTGATACGCACTGTTGGCTCCTGCTCCTCCTGCGCCATCTCCCGCAGCGTCGGCCTGCGGGTGTACCCCTCGTCGCGCATGCGTTGCGCTCGGGTGGTCTCGGCCTCCTGCGCCGTCACGGCCTTAACTGCGCTGATTGCCTTCGCAATCTTCGCCACATCGGCATCCATCTCAGCGTGCCGCTCGGGCCGGTATCCAGCCATCGCAGCGTGGTACTGGGCGGCTTCAGCCTGCGCCGAGTCGTAGCCGATTTCAAGCGCCTCCAGTATCAGCGGCGACTTGCGACAGCAGTCGATCACCTCACACACGCCGTCTTCGGCGATGTCGCAGGGGGTTTGTGCAGCCCCATCCAATCCCCGCGCACACACCGCACAGAGCTTGGCGCGCTCGCACGTTTCGCCGCACTGGTTGCGGGGTTCGGGCTGCGCCAGCGCTTTGCGGAGGTCGGTGATAGTGGGCTGCAACGCAGGCCAGTGCGGTACGGCGCTGCATGACTTCAACGCCTCCAGCGCCTGCTGGGCGGCTTCGCGTAGCGTGCTCATCCCACCACCTCCGCAATCACCAGCCCCACCATCAGCGCAACGGCAGCGATCGTCACCGCCTCCATCAGCGCGGACGGCTTCGGCCTGGGCCACAGGTCGGGCGTTGGGGTGGACGCCTCGCGGTATGGGCAGCAGCGGCCCTGCTCACACAGGCCGTCGCAGCATTGACGTTCGTTGCTCATAATATTCCACTCCACCAGAATGCAACCAGAGTTCCGACAGCCACGCCGATAAACGTGGCCAGCACGACGCGCCCCCAGCGGATGCGCGGCGGCGGGCGCTCAATGCAGTACGGGTGGCGGTGAGGCCACGCCTCCAGCACGGTGCGGGGGTAGCGGCGGGTGGTGGGGTTCATGCGTTGCTCCTTGCGCGGATGGCGGCGGCGGCTTTGCTGCCGTAGATCTGCACACCTGTCGGCAGATGCGTATCGCATACCGTGGTTTCCGCGATCTGGGCGCAGGCTTCGCGTTCTGCTCTTGCTCCGTTTTCGCGCTCCGCTTCCATTGCCAGCTTGATTGCCGGCATCGAAGCCGCAGAGATGCGCTTTTGAAACGCAGCGGCAAAACGCTGGAAGTGCGCCTCGTCGCCCCAGCGCTGACCGGCGGTGTCGTTCATCAGGGTGGCGATTTCGTCGGGGGTCATTTCTGCTGCTCCTTCTCAAACGCCTCGACATCCTTCAACCAGTAAAATATCTTTAGCGGTCCGAGGCGGAACCACTGCGGCCCGATCCCGCGCCGTCGCCAATACCGCAGGGTCGGCTCGCTCAGGCGCAAGCGCTTTGCGACCTCTGCGGTCGTCAAACGCACTGGTGTTTCCATCAGATCACCCCCTCTTCGGCTTCAATGATCTCGGGCTCTTCGCGGGCTTGGCGCTCGCGTTCCATCTCGGCCTTGATCTCGTCGACGCGCTTCTTGGCGGCTTCGAAAACCTCCTTCCGTTCCTTTGAGTTCTTGGGCAAGCGCGAAAGGTCGGTTCGCAGGAGTTCCATGCCTTCGATAGTTGCGGTCAGCGCAATGCGCTCTTTCAATTCCTCGACATCAATCACCACCTCAACGGGCTCTGGGGCGGGCGGCGGCGCAGCTTGACGGGGCGCGGCTGCAATCGTCATGTCTTCGCCCTCTTCCTCAGAGTAGGAACCAACGATAACGCCCGGAAACACAGTGCGGATTCCTTCAGCAATGCAGCGCGAGCGCAGCATCTGGCGCGGGTACTTGGTCCACGTCGGATTGCCAAGCAGGCCGGCCTTGCGCCCCATTTCAACAGTCCACTCAACGGTAACGCTGCCGCCAGCCTGGTGCGAAAACTTGCCGACGACCTTGGTGTCGGTGTACTCAACCCATTCCACTTTCCCGCCTGCGGCCTGGAAGCGCGCCAGCATGGCGTCTGCTTTCAGTGTGGGCTTGCCGTTGATGATGTGGTATTCCTGAATGGCTTTGGCGGGATGCAGGTTCTCTGCTTGGGCAACAAACATCAGGGCCATTGCTTGGTCGGGCGTCTTGAATCCAAACAGGCCGCTGCGGGTGACGCTGACGGCCATGCGTTCGATTTGGTCTACGGGTACAAGTGCGGTCATTGGTTTTACTCCTGTGGTAGTTGGAAAGTCTCAACGTGCTCGGCATAACCTTCGCTGCGGCCGTATTCCTTTTCAAGCATTTCATCAATTTGCTCTCCAAGCTCAATTAGCTTGGCGCGGCCACAGTTCTTCAAAACAAAATCAAAAATCAGTCTCTCCTTATCTACTTGCTTGCACATTTCTGCGTCTGCTTTGTTGCGTTCTTTTTTCCCCTCGTCAATAAGCTGATTTTTTAATGCGCTGACCAGCAAGTCATAGGCTTCAGCCATGAACACCGGCGCGTATGCGTTTGACATCGGTGTGCTCCAAAATGAGGCGGTTTCCCGCCCCGTAAGTTCAGTCAGTCAGGCCTGCGGATTCGTCGGCAGGGGCGGCTTCGGGCAGGCCGACGGTCTCCACCATGACGCCGGAAGCCATCAGCGAGATGATGTCGTCGTGCGTGGCGGGCGCGATCACGAACTGCGGCGTGACGTGGCGCAGCACGTCTGCTGCGGTGTAGGCCCGCACCAGTCGCTCGTTGCCCTCCGCGTCCATCACAGTCCAGGCCTTCAAAGTGCGCACATAGGGGCGCTTCTTCGTATCGCTCATTTCTTGCTTTCCGCGAGACGCCGCAGCGCCTCGACTTGGGTGCCGACCTGCTGCAGGAAAAACGTAACCTTGGCCTCCAGGTCGGCGATGAACGCCTCGTCACGTTGGATGCGCTGGACGTGCAGCTGCAGCGCCTCAGGCATCCGGGGATCGTAGGAAACGAAATCGCACCACTCGCGGCCAGTGATCCAGAGTTGCCCCTGAACCTGCGGGATGTGATCTGCGGGCATGCCGTTCAGCAGCGTTTCGATATGCACGGCGGTGCTGTATGGGCACTTGATCTCAATCAGCCCGTCCCAGTCCACTAGGCCGTCAGGCGAACAGCCTGCCAGCAGGGTGTCGTGGGCCACGAAGCCGGTTTCCTCCACGATGCGCCCGGTGGCGCGCTCGTAGGCTGCGCGTGCTGCGGGCTCCTGCTCGGTGCCCCAGGTCATGGCGGCATTCTGGAAGCGCTGGATGGGCTGCTGCGTCAGGCGTTCGACCACCAGTTCTGTAAGGTAGTCGCGCTGAGCCTGCGCCGGGGCGCCTGATTTCAGCGCGGCGATGGCGTCGCGGAACCGGCTGGCCGTGGCCTTGCCGAGGCGGGCGGCGTACCAGTCGGCATCGCGCTGGGTGGCGGTTTCGAGGATCATGCCTCTGCCCTCGAAACGGGCGCGATCTCCACGCCGGGGCACACCTGCTCGATGCGCCAACGGATCATCGCCTTCTGCACCATCGCCAGTCCTTGCAGGCGCCCGATCTGCTGGGGCGTCGGGGTGGCGGTCAGGTCGCACAGTCCGTCGAGGATCACGTAGAGATCCATCAGGTCGTTTGCGTACATCTTCATGCTGTCTTCTCCTATCAATACCAGTGGTCCGCGTCGTCCAAGTCGCGCTCGGGCGGCTCATAGTTGTCGTAAAGCCGCGAGTCGTAGATGTCCCACGCCTCATCCTCGATGCGCTGCTCCATCGCAGCGGCAGCGCGCACGCGCATTTCTGCGGCAGCGGCCACAATCTGCTCGTCAGTGCCGTTGAACAGAGCCACCAGCAGGGCGCGGGTGGAGGCCTTGGGAGCGTCAAGCTTCGACACGTCGATGCTGACGTCCGGGCCGTTGCCCAGCGCCTCCGAGAGCCATTCGTCTAGGTCGAGGGCGTGCGAGAACACGCGGACCTGCGCCTCGTCGTAGACCTCATCGGGCAGGTCGTAGCTCGGGGTGCGCGGGTCGGCCGGGTGGCCGTGATAGGGGCCGTAATCGGGGTCGTATGATCCGAAACGGGGTTCGTGTCGCATCTGTCTGCTCCTGTTGTGTGACGACGGGGAGAGTGTGCCCCACGCCGACAGCCGCGTCAAGCGCAGATTCGCAGATTCCCGACAGATTTAGCGGGGATTTTGGCGCGGTGCGGAAGCGGGGCTATGATCGCGTCCCCGGTTAAACAGGAGCAGACATGGATGAGATCGACAAGATGCTGGCGCGACTGCCGGCAGACCTAGCGCGGCGCATCAAGGCGCACGCCTACGAGGAGGGCGATTGCCTGATCTGGACTGGCACGTATAGCGGCGTCACGCCCTTGGTGTGGCTGCCGAAGCCCGGAACCGAGGGAAATTCTCGGTCCGTGCGGCGCGTGATTGCGGAGCATCTGAGCCTGAAGGGCAAGAAGAACTTCAACGCCACGGTTCGCTGCGGCAACCTGCGCTGCGTGTGCCCTGCGCATGTGCAACTGGTAGCCATTTCCACGATCAGCCATCGCGCGATTGAAGCCACCGGCCACACGCGCAACCCGGCACGCGCGGCAAGGGTGGCGCGGGCAAATCGTGCGCGCGGCAAGTTGACGTGGGCGCAGGTTGCGGAGATCCGGGCGTCAACGGCGAGCGAGCGCGAACTGGCGCTGAAGTACGGCGTGAATCGGAGCACGATCGGGCGCGCCAGAAGGGGCCTGATCTGGGCGCAGCCGCAGCAGCAGGGGCCGGATTGGTCCGCAGTGTTTTGGAGGTTGGCAGCATGAGCGGCGGCAGCATGAATTACATCTACTCCAAGCTGGAGTACGAGGCGAATTTTCGTCAGGACACGCCAGAGCGCAGGGCGTTTGCCAAGCACCTGGAACTGGTGATCAAAGCCTTGCACGACATCGAGTGGGTCGATTCTGGCGACTACGGTCCCGGTGATGAGAACAAGGCGATCCGCGCATGCCTGGGCGACGCGGTGATGCTAGCCGCAGTGCTGGAGATGGCGACGGAGGCGGCGGCGACGCTGCGGGCCGAGATCGACAGGGCGGAGGGTCGGAAATGAACAAGCATACACCGGGGCCGTGGAACATAGTTTTAGGCCACACCATTGATGAAATTCCATGCTATTGGTTGATCGTTGGTTCCGGTCTAATTATTGGGGACATTCGATCGGATAACGTCAACGATGGTTGTCTGCTTGCCGCCGCGCCGGATTTGCTGGAGGCGTTGAAAAACCTGGAAAACGATGACGGCAGCATCCCGGCTCATGCGTGGAATCTAGTTCAGTCAGCAATCGCCAAAGCGGAGGGCTCCGAATGAGAGGCCGCAAAACGCTACGCGAGGTGATGACCGATCACCAGCGCACCGAGGACACATTGGCAGCCCTGTGGGGCAAGCCTCGACGGGAACTGCCGATCCCGCCAGAGCCGAAGAAACGCGCCAAGCGCGAACCGCAGCCGGCAGAACAGCGCGAGCCGTCAGAAGCTGAGATCCTGCGCGCGATCATCCAACTGCTGCACCGTCACCCGCGCGTGGCGCAGGCTTGGCGGCAGAACAGCGGGACCTTTCAGGAACGCAACCGGGACGGCAGTGTCAGGTATATCCGCGCGAATACGCAGAAGGGCATGAGCGACATCATGGGCGTGCTGCGCGACGGCCGAACGCTGGCAATCGAAGTCAAATCGCGTACCGGCAGGATGCGGCCCGGTCAGGAGGAGTTCTTGCAGACGATCCGCAGCGCCGGTGGCGTGGCGGGGGTTTGCCGTAGTGTCGAGGACGCGCTGAAACTGCTGGGGGACGCATGAGAAAACTACTTCAGCTTGCGAAAAAGGAAGATCGAATTCACAGAAAACCCCTTCGCACGTTCAAAGAAATGGCCGAGGAGTTTGGCGTAAGTGAGCGAGCTTTAGCTGCTTACTTGGGGGCAAAAAACGGGCCAAGGCCAGAAATAAGATCAACGGGGAATTTGAGTGTAAGTCGGTCGTGGTACGACCCTGCCGAAATGCGACGCTGGTGGAAAAGCATTCAGGAACCGAAGGAGGACGCATGAGAAAACGCAGCACCTACCGCCCGCGCGGCATCAACCCGACAGCGCACCTCGTCGCCATCCACGGCGCCGCCCTGCTCTCCCGCGACGACCGCACCGTCTGGGCGCTGGAACTGCGCGGCGCCCTCGACGCAGTGCGCGAGGCGCGGGCCACGAAGCAGCACTGGGATACCATCTTCGACTCCGTGAACCTGGCCGAGGAACTGGTGCGCGTGCGCCTGGCGTCCGACCCCAGCGGCGTGATCCGTGACGCCCAGCAGGCCTGCGCGGACATCATCCAGCGCATGCAGACCACCGGCACGCGGGCGGCGCGTTCGGGCGAACTGGCGGCGCTCTGGGATCTGGAAGCGGCGATGATCGACATCTTGGCCGGCATCACCCACGCGGAGCGGTTTCGCGCCGAGGAGCGGATCCGGGCCCGGACGCGGGCGGCGCTGGCTGGGGGGATTCCGGGGGCGACGGTGATTGACGCGGCGTTTTTGGAGGGGGCAGCATGAAAGTATTGGTAGCCTGCGAATACAGCGGCACGGTGCGCGATGCGTTTCGCGCGCGCGGCCATGAGGCGATGTCGTGCGATCTGTTGCCGACAGATGCGCCGGGCCCGCACTATCAGGGCGATGTGCGGGATGTGCTGGGCGACGGTTGGGATCTGATGATCGCGCATCCGCCTTGCACGCATCTGGCGGTTAGCGGCGCACGTTGGTTTCACCTGAAGCGGCAGGAGCAAGCCGAGGCCCTCGACTTCGTGCGGCTGCTGATGGATGCGCCAATCCCACGCATTGCCATCGAGAATCCTGTGAGCGTTATCAGCAGCAGGATCCGCAAGCCCGATCAAGTCATCCAGCCGTGGCAGTTCGGGCACGGCGAGACGAAGGCGACCTGCCTGTGGATGAAGGGCCTTCCGGCGCTCAAGCCGACGAACGTTGTAGACGGCCGCGAGGCCCGGGTTCATCGCCTTCCGCCCTCAGCGGATCGCTGGAAGATCCGCAGCGCGACATATGCCGGCATCGCCGCAGCGATGGCAGATCAGTGGGGCAACGCATGAACAAACTCGACTTCACCGCGCTCGCGCAGCGCCTGCTGATCAGCGCCGACACCCTCGTTCCCCAGTGGCTCGCAGGCGGTCGACGCCGGGGCCATGAGTGGGTCTGCGGCGACTTGGCGGGCGGCGAGGGCGATTCCTGCAGCGTCAACCTGCTGTCGGGCCGGTGGGCCGATTTCGCCACCAGCGAGCGCGGGGGCGACTTGATCAGCTTGTACGCCGCCATCCACGAAATCAGCATGGGCGAGGCGTACCGCGAACTCAGCGACGAGGCTCCAGCTAGCGACGTGCCGGCCAAGCCGCAGCGCCCGGTGAAACCGCAGCGACAGGTGATCTTGCCGGTCCCCAGCGAGGCGGCGGACCACGACTGCGTGCATCCTATCTATGGCGCACCGTCGCAGCGCTGGACATACTTCGACGGCAACGGGGACACGCTGGGCTACGTCGCCCGGTACGATCCCGAGGGACAGCGCAAGCAAATCATCCCGTGGACTTTCGCGGACGACGGCTGGGGAATGGGCCAGTGGCCGGCGCCAAGGCCGCTGTACCGCCTGCAGGACCTTGAGGCTCGCCACACTGACCCGGTGATCATCGTTGAGGGCGAGAAAGCCGCAGACGCTGCCGCAGCGCTGGCCGGCAGCCCCTACGTCTCAACGACGTGGCCCGGTGGCGCGCAGGCACTGGGGCGGGCAGACTGGCAGGTTCTGCGCGGGCGCAGGGTGCTTCTGTGGCCGGATGCCGACGAGGCGGGCATCGCGGCCATGCAGCGGCTGGGCGAGATCCTGGCGCCGATCGCCAGCGAGATCAAAATCATCGACGTCAGCGGTCAACCCGAGGGCTGGGACTGCGCGGACAGCGGCTGGACCCGGTGGACGGCGGCGCGGTCGTGGATTGCGCCGAGAACGAGCGTGCTGCGTGGCCCGGAGCCGCCGGCACCGCCGCCGGGGCCGAAGCCCGAGGCGGCAGAAACGCAGGCCGCAGAGAAAGCCGTTCAGGCGCGGGACGTCTCGACGCTGGAGCCGTCGGAGTGGTACGCACGGTGGGCGTACATGATGCCCGATGACAGCTTCTTCGACCTGAAGGAGCGCACCGAAGTTTCCCGCGCGGCGTTCTCTGCCCTGTACCGCCACCAGCGCTGCACGTCGATTCATCCGGGCGCGAGCGGCGGGGCGCGACGCGTTGATGCCGCAGTGTCGTTCGACGAGAACAGGTTAGCGATGGGCGCGAGGATTCTCGCAGGCGCCACCTACGCACCGGGCGCTGCCAGTCTGTGCGAGCATCAGGGCCAGGTTTACGGCAACAAATGGCGCGACGGCAGGCCGAAAATCCTCGACGCGATTGATCCGCAGCCGTGGCTCGATCACGTCGAGCGGCTGATTCCCGAGGAGTTTGAACGCAATCATCTGCTGGACGCGATGGCGTTCAAGGTCCAGAATCCCGGCGTGAAAATCAATCACGCGCTACTGATCGGTGGCGTGCAAGGCGCGGGCAAAGACAGCATGATCGCACCGCTCCTGTATGCGATCGGCGGCCAGCACAAATTGAATTGCGCGTCAGTCGAAACCGCAGAACTGCAGCAGCAGTGGGGATACTATCTGGAAAACGAGATCATCATCTTCAACGAATTACGGCAGTCCGAAGCGATTGACCGTCGCGCGCTGGAAAACCGGCTAAAGCCGATCCTCGCCGCGCCGCCTGAGCTGCTGACGGTGCAGCGAAAAATGATGCATCCGATACAGGTGCGCAATCAGGCGCTGGTGCTGGCGATGACTAACTATCGGGATGCCATTTCGATTCCGACAGAGGACCGGCGCTGGTTTGTGCTCTGGACGCATGCACCGAGGATGACGCAATCCGAGTCCGAGGAACTGTGGCGCTGGTTCCACGCGGGCGGGCTCCAGGCCGGGGCGCTGTATCTGCGGCGGCGGGATGTCTCGCGCTTTCAGCCGGGCGCAACACCGCCGTGGACGGAGGCTAAGTCGATCATGGTCAACACCGGGCGCAGCGCAGCCGAAGCATGGCTCATCGAGCGCATCGAAAAGCGAATCGAGGAGTTCCGTCTCGGACTGATCAGCGGCCCGTGGCAACCAGTGGTCGACCGCCTGCAGAATCAGGCGCCGACGCATATCCGGCTCAACCTGCAGGCGCTGCAGCACGCGCTAGCCGAGGCTGGGTGGACGGATCTCGGCCTGTGCAAAAGCCGCACCTATCAGACTGCGCGCCACATCTGGGCAGCGCCAGACTGGAGCGGCAGCAAATCCGACGCGCGGGACGCCACGGAGACGCATCTGGCATCGAGGCCAGATGTCCGACCGTTCTATCGGGCGGGCTAAAAAATAGCCCCGGAGAGCAAGCTCAATCCGGGGCAAACCGGCTCGCGCCGGAAGGAGGAGACAGCCGCCAAAGCGGCACGCGGATTATAGGTCGAGCGCCAGCGCGAGCAACAGCGCCAGCAGGATAGCCAAGCCGGCGAGGATCATTGCGCGGCCTCCTGCGCGGGTTTCGGGGCCTGCGGGGGCGCCTCAGGCGTCCAGTCCATCATGGCGTTCAGCGGCGCGTGTCGCCAGCTACCGAGCGCTGCGCGAACGGCGCGATCCTCAGCATCGTGCCAGACGGCCACGGGGCGACGCGAGAACAACCCGCCTGCCATCATGCTGACGACGTGGCGCCAGCACTGATCGGGCTCCAGCTCGGCAGCGCGAAACACGCGATCAGCGGCAGCGCGGGCGACCCCAAGTTGATCGGGTGTGAGTTCAAGATTTTTGAACGATAGCACGGCGGGGCTCCTTTACATATTGGACAGCCAAACCGACCCACTGGCGATCAGCGACAACGCAGTGCAGGCGGCGATCGTCGAACAGCACCCAGTTTCCGGGGTAAAGCCGGACATCATCATCGGACACTTGCAGGTACAGCTGTCCTTGCAGCAGCCAGAACAGCGCCCGATAGGGCGGGGGCCTGCGCCCACGCAGCGAGCAGGGATCCTGCCAGTCGTCGCGGTGCGGCTCGACGCTGCGCATTTTCAGGCAGCAGTTCGACGGCAGATGCGGCCGGTAGCCGGGGATCTGCGGCAGCAGGTCAGGCGTGAGGGTGTCCAGGCTCTGCGTAAACGAGGCATCGGCACATCTGCGCACTGCGCGCAGCAGGGCGGGGTCTGGGGCTCGGTGGTTTACGGTTTCGATCATTGGCGGGGCTTTCAGAACAGAGCATCCGGCATATCAGCCGGCGGCCCCGCAGGAACGCGCACAGGACGCGCGCCAGGCGGGAGGCAGGGGTAGTCCAGCAGGCGGGGCGGAAACGGCCACAGGGGCCGTTCTGCGGGCTCTGGTGGGGTTTCGGCGGGGCTCATAAGCCAAACGCCACCAGGGCGCCTAGGGCGAGCCCCAGTGCGCAGGCGAACAGGGCATCGCGCAGGGTTAGGGGGGTGTCGTGCATGGTCAGGCTCTCAGTTCAGAACGAAATCGACGCCATAACGTGCAGCGTGCGCGATTGCGTATTCATCCATGAATTCCTGATCGGATTCCACGGTCGCGTGGACCTCGTTTGCCAAGTCGTCGTCCATCAGGACACGGGCAGCGTCCAAGTCGATCATTTCGCCGAAATACATTACTTTTCTCATCATCACTCCTTCAGGTTATCGGCGCTCACCGGCGCCGTGGTCACAGTATCAGCGTGGATCCTGACGCGGGGCTTACAGCACAAACCGGCAGAGATCCCGCTCCCAAAAAACGCCGTGCTCGATGCCGGCATGCGTCACAGCGTAGCGATCCATCGTGGTGCGCAACCATGGATGTCGCGCGGATCCTGCGTAGCGCACGGCTACGCACGTTCCCGCAGGAATGTCGGCCGTGCCGCCGTCAGTGTGAACGTGGTTCCGCATCTCGGCCGTGCGGT